CATTATATGCACCATGAGTAATAGCACCTGCAGCGGCGGCAGCAGGAATAGCAGCACCGCCAGTCAAACCAGCGGCAGTGACACCAGCAGCACCAAGAGCACCAAGAGCAGCACCCTTTGCTGCACCTTTAACTGCTCCCTTTACTGCACCTTTTACTCCCTCATTGAATTGTCCAAATGTCAAGATTTCAGTTTCTTCTTCTCCGAAGCTTTGATTGCTCTCTTCTGAAACTTCTTCTTGACTGACATAGGCGAATTCCTCTTTCTTAGTTTTCTTTTTGATAGTAACGGATTTGTTTTTACCAGACTGACCACGAGTTGCTTCCGCTTCATCATGGTCGAAGTCAGGATCATCCATAGGATCATACACTTTGGATTCAAAGTGTGGATTCTTCATCTGAGGACCTTTCATAAGATCCTTACGAGCTTTCTCATTATTTGCTTGACGCTTTTTAAAATCTGTTTCCAGATAAGTATCGTCTTTCTTTTTCGCTTCGCTCATTGGTTTTTTCTTTTTCTTGCCGTGAGACCCACCGCAAGATTCAGTGTGATAACCTGTGTCATCACAATGCTCGCACCCCTTGCCATCACACTTAGAGCACTTCTTTTTGTCACCTTCTTTGATATCCTCAAGACGAGGATTGATTTTAACCTTAGTAGATTTTTTCTCAGTTAAATCTTTGAAAGATAACATCACTTACCCTCCTTTGCCTTTCTTTCATTGTCAGTATTATGCTCAGCGCCACTCTTCATGCGTTGCTTGAAGGTAGAGGGACCATACTTATCTTGTTTATGGACATTCATTCTCTGAAGTCTATCAATTGCTTCTGGTGATGCTTTACCAAACTTTCTGTACTTACCATACTCAGACTTTGCTTTCTCAGCAGCACGCTTGAGAATGCCTTCCATTACCATTTCTTCTTTGGTAAGAGCAGCAGCACGCTTGCGTGCTTTGTTACCTTTACCTCTTGCATCACCAGCACCATACTTGCTGTAACCTGCCTTCAGATAACGGTCATGTGCATCCTTAGACTTCTTAGCAACAGACTTGCTGTAGTGAGAACCACCATACTCCTTTTCATCTCTCTCTGCTCTAGCACGGGAGCGATCAAGGATCTGTCTCTTAGCAGAAGTGTCAGACTTTTCAGGACCAACATTGTACTTCTTACGAAGTTGCTCGCCTCTGCTCTCAGGTTTTGCGGGCTCTTCTTTCTTCTTACCGCCAAGAAGTTTCTTAACAGCAGAGCGAAGACCCTCCTCCATCATTTCATACTCTTCATGCATATCTTCCCAAGTAAATTCAGATAGATCTGCACCTTCATCAATCAGGAGATCAACAAAGAGCTCAACCTCTTCACGATCTACTTCTTCAAACTTATTCTTATACTCTTTCTTTGCTCTCTTCTTAGCATTCTTAACATACTTATCCTTACGGTCATCGCGCATCAGACCAGCAGCACCGCCGATCGCAGCACCAACGCCAGTGCCAACTACGGGAAGGACTGTACCAGCAACTGCTCCAAGAGCAGCACCTTTAACAGCACCCTTTAGACCTTCATCGACAATCTCAACTTCTTCCTTCTTATACTGAGGATGATCATCGAGTTTCATGCCACGCTTCTTCTCAAGACGTGCCTTTCTCTCTTCAGTGCCCTTCTCGGGATCCTTATCACGGATACCCTCAAGGATAATTGCTTCGATCTCAGTCATCTCAAAGAGACCAGACTCTACCAGATGATCAATCTTTTCAAACTCTTCGCCCAAACGTCTGGCAAGAGCACCACTACCCTTAGAAATCAGGCGAGAAGTTTTACCAACTGCCTTCTTAACACCCTTCTTAATCAGACTACCGACTGCACGAAGAGCACTCTTCTCTCTGGGTTTGGATGAGCTGCCACTTCTGGTGCCACCGCTAGAGGTAGGTCTGCTTGCAGGTTTGCTGCTGGAGGAGGAGCTACCACCGTCATCATCCTTATACTGACCAGCACCTCTATCATAACCTCTGTCAAAGGCATTCTTGACACCACGATCAAGACGCTTAGCAGCACCAGCAACGTAACCAGCGCCAGTTGCAGCACCCTTGATACCAGCCTTCAGACCTTTCTTCGCTCTGCTACCTGCTTCTTTAGCAGCTGCCTTCAGACGCTCACCACGAGTTTGTGCTTCTGGTTTGCTAGCAAGTTTCTCTCTTGCTTCAGAACCAGCATCTCTCTCACTGTTATTTGATTTCTTTGCCTTGAGAGCAGCAAGTTGAGAAGATCTAGAAACCATTCTATCCATCTTCTTGGAATGAGCGACCTTGCGCTTGATTCCACCGATCTCTCTCTTAGTTTCAGTATCAACTTCCTCGGAGATGTACTCCATCTCAGATTCCATCGACTCAAAGATGTCTGCCATTTCAAGCAGATCTTCAGGACTGTCTGCCAACTCAAGCAAAGCAGTCTCAAAGATATCAACCAATTCATCATCGGTCAATTCGTCGATTGCTTCTTCTTCAGCAAGCTCTAGGACTACAGACTCAGCGAAAGCAATGTGATCAAACTCTTCTTTCTTGACCGCTTTAGAGATTGTCTTACGACGATTGTGTAGATACTCATCGGTTTCATCTTCGTCACCGTCGTTATCAATGTCGCCGTCTTTACGCTCTGCGTGTGATCCCTTTAATTCTTTGTGATCAACATCGTCGAGTTTTTTCTTCTCTTCAAGAGCACGCACTTGAGCCAGTGCGTCAGACATATCAGGTAGATCTCTTAAATTCATCGGTCCTTGGACTGCTGTTTGCTTCTTTTATTTATCTTCTTTATGAACTCACCAGGGGTAAGCTTGACCATATAATCTGTCAAAGCATCTGTACCGACTTCTCCAGCAGGAGTATAGTCAAAACCAAAGTCCAAGATATTTCTTTCTACGAGGTCTTTTAACCATGCTCGGTATACAGTCTCATTCTCATCAACATAGATGACATGATTACTGCCCCTACTAACAATCTTACCAACAACACCAGTGTTTAGATTTTCAACAAACGTGCCAACTCTAAAAATCTCTTTATTGAGATACGATTCTCTCAGACCAGCAAGATCCATCTTTGGTGCAATCTCATGCAGAGTATAAGATGCTTGAGCAAAATCAAAGTCTTCATTATTGAGTTTCATGCCAGACCTTACTGACGCAAACAGTCTTTCCTTATCCGCTAAAGGCATTGCCGAAGGAATGCCTTTCTTAAAGGTATCGAAATCACCCTCTGCAGCAGCAGCACGCATCTTACTAGCTGACATACCAGAAACGTCATCAGCATCAGGGTCTCTGTCACCAGCAGATACGACCAGAATGTTTTCAAAATCATAAAGTTTGCCGTTATACTTTTGTGCTAGAGAGTTAAACTCTGCTACACGATCGCCACCAACGACAATCTTGACTTCAGTATAACCATCCTCATTCAGGGATGTCAACACATCAAAGATAGTACGTAACTTAGATGAGTTAATAATATTCTCAGCGTGCTTAGGATAAGCAAGTGCCATGTATTCTACTTTCTCATTGGCACTCAAAGGATTCTTAGTATCGTCCTGTGTCTGACTGGGATAGATACGATACTCGCCGCCCTTTGCTTCAGACGCTACCTTGTTAAGAAGTTTCTCATGCCCGACAGTAGGAGGATTGAATCTTCCAAATGTAATAGCAACTGACACTGCAGCATCCTGCTCAGGTGCTTGCTCTTCTTCATCGGGTCTTTGCTCAATTGATTTCTCCGCTTCTTTCTTTGACAGTTGCATCAACTGTCCATCTTTAGATTTATGAGTAACCGTACCATCTGGTTTACCATAATACCCATAACCAAGATGCTGGAGACCCAGTGCCTTAGCTTGCTGTTGTGCTTGGGATTTTTGAGCCTCGGCTAGGAAAGCACTAAACTTCTTCATTCGTCCAATTTTTATCTAGATTGAAATTTGCTTTACTAAAGGTTTGGCGATCTACAATTTTAAGAGGGTTATCAGAGACAATAACAAATCCTTCATGCTTGGTTGGTTGATCCTTGATGAAAGATTGGATATTGTCAGTAACAATGATTGAGTCGAGTAACCGCTGTTTCAGTTTTGACATTAGATCCCACACAATAAAGGTGGAAATATTAACGTCACACTTGTATTTATCAGGCAACCGATTATACATTTCGCGGGGAGTGGGAAGTGCCCCAGCACGAATATAATCGTTGATATATTTACGCAAGTAATCTCGTGACTTACCCTTAGGTACTTTTACAAAAGGTAAGTGGCGTAAGATCCTTGCAGAGAGATCGAGGTAATTGAATCCTGAGGTGCGGGCGTTGCGGGTGTTGATGAAATGGCAACTCTCTGTAGAAGGCAGAGCAAGCCCACACTTACCGACAGCATCTGGAGAAACTTGTACATAACTGGTATGTGGTGCAAGGATTATATTGCCAGTAGGAATATCAGTAAAGCGATAAGTAATAGTATTGGGGGTATAGACGCTACCGCCAGCAACGCCAATCCAATCAGCTTGATTAATACCAGGAGTACGGGGAAGATAACGTAGACACAAACGAAGGATATCAGCAACGTTACCAGAATGGTTCCTATCGATATCTTCATGGGTATAATTGATCTTGATTTTCTTTTTGTTGAAGACAGACTTAGTGCCCACAAAGAAGCGTCCGTTTTCAGGATTGATGCCAAACACGATAGCAGGAGCACCATCGTACTTAATACTTATGTTACGACGAGCAGACACCATCTGCTTGAGGTTGTGCAAAACCTGTCGCTTGCCATCGAAAACTGCGTCTTCTGGATGCTCTAGGTGTTTGTTGGGCATTTCCCCCCTGTTGATACTCTTATTATAGCACGGCAGAGGGGGGTTGCAACAGGGGGTGTGCCAGTTAGTAGACCTTCACATGGACGCTGCCTTGGAATTGGGTCTTCCTAGCAGGTGCCACCTCACCAGATGCTGACAGGATCTGCTGCTCTTCCTTAGTAAGACCAGACCCAAATGCAACTGATGCACATGCTTCATACAAGAATGTAATCAATCTTGCCTTAATCCTATCACTCTTAATACCACCAACAGCAAGTCCCAACTCTGCTGCTCTTGCCTTATCCATAAGATTTGGCGTTGTTTTTAGATCTGTCTTAGTAAAGTCTGGTGCATTATCACCAGTAATTGCTTGCCAAATCTCAGAAACATATCCCTGAAGACGAGCATAGTCAGAATCATTCATCTTCTGAGCACCATTAAACCAGGGATTTGTTTTAATATCAATGTCCGAATATCCCTCTTGAATCTTATTCAGTGCTCTAACACCTTCCTTTACAGTACCGTTAATAACTGATTGGAAGTTTTTATTACCCAACGATCCCATCTTTGCCTTTGCTAAAGATGGTTGTCCTGTCTGAGTATACTCCAACTCAATCTTCTTGTTGTTAACGTGATACTTAATGCGGATGTGTTTCTGAGATCCTTGCACAACTTTCCCATTAACATTACCACTTCTTCTAGCAGCTGCAGCACCTTTCAATCCTCTAGTCGATGGAATCTGTACTGTCTCTAAAGTGAAGTTAATCTTCATATCACGGTTGTCTGTTGTAATCTCAATGGTAGGATTACCAGTCTTACCCAATACAACTCTCTCAATAAACTCATCGCTATTGACAACAACAATGTGAGCAGGATCAGATGGTTTCTTAAGAGAAACTGGAATAATATCACCAGACTTAAACTGCTCCATAAGGAAGTTGTTAGCAACATTCACACTCAGTT